AACTCTATCACCAGATTTCTTTCTTACAAATGGTGTGTAAATATAGTACAACATAAGTGAATTAAAGTGTTCCACTTCACCATATGGTATGTCAATAGCCTCATGTGCTATAGAAAAGAAAAGTGGATACATCCAAGATGGTATGTTGGAGTCGAATCTAGTAACATCGAATGACGCAATTCGAGACCCAGAGTTTTGAAATTTATCAATAATAGTTGAAGAAACATTTGGCAGATTTCTGCCGATAGTGGTTCTTGGTTCATATGTAGCTATTGAACCTGCCTTTACTCGTGAGTACAGTTCTCTAAAGTATCTAGACTCAAGTGCATAAATTGAATAGGGTATACCCCAAATTTGGCGAACTTTCTTGATGATATCATCTGGATTATCGGAATTAAACTTATACTGGAAGCGATGAAATAAAACCGCAACTTGTGAAAGCAAATTCCTATATGAGATAGGTTTATTGATATATTCTTTAGCCCAGCTACGAGCTTGTTCTTGTGCCTCACCGTTACCTTTCTTTTTAAAAAGGGGGTAACATGATGAAGAAGTAGCATGAACGTCGTCGAAAACATTTGAGAATGGTGTTACGCGGGTTTTACCAATTCCCTCGAACATACAAAGGTCGACAGCCGCTTGATAACCTGCTTTAACTAAAAGCATTGAATGAAGTTTGCTAGAGTCAAAATTTGACTTAGTCATTGTGGCAATATTTTCATTATCTGATGCAAGAATATATTCCTTAGTTATTAACCAGTCATTTGGTATTGTTATGTTGAGGTTTTCCTCACAAGCTCTAACAAATGCCTTAAATGGAACTGGAGCTGTAGATCTATTTGCAGCAGCAATTACACGCTCATTGGTAGTTGGCGGTAGATTGAGTGCATATGGTTTGAAACTTCGACTCATAGATCTGAAGTCTGAGAATCTATGAAGTATTTGCCTAAAACGCAAATCGTTTGTCATAACATAGTCCTCCTGTTAAATTATGATAGCTAATATTTTGAATCCATGCTACATGG